CTTTTCGGATTTCTCCTCTTCTCTTTTTTGTGCGGCCTTTCTTGTAGTGGTCTCCTCTTGTTGAGACTCTTTCTTCTCTTCACCTAATATATCTTTGAGAAGACTATCAATACCAACCAATGTTTCATTAATATTATCAAAGGAGTCAGTAACTGCATCCTCTTTATTTGATTTTACCTCCTTAGAAGATTTTAGAAGTTTATTTGTATCAATTGTAGATTTTTTATTTTTTCTAACATCAACATTCTTAACAACTTTAGCAGTTTGAGCTTTTTCTTTCTTTTGACTAAAACTACCTTTCTTATGCCTTACTCTCTTATACTCATCACTAATAAGCTCTGCATCTCCAGCATCAACTTTCTGACCCATTCGATCAGCAGCCATCTTCTCTTTGAGAAGAGTTCTATAGTCATCATAATCAAGGTCAAATACATCATCTAGACACAGTATCTCTAGGATTTTTGGATCAATTTCCTCATCTTGTTGTTTTGGTTTTGGTTTATCATATTTCTTATCTGATTTGACAATGGCAGTTACAGCCTTCTCATCTGGTTTTTTTTTTTTTTTTTCATCATCCTCAGTTTCATCTTCTTGTTCTTCCTGTATCTCTTTTAAAATATCATCAAGACCTTCTAAATCTTCTGATTCGTCTTCTTGTTCTTCCTGTATCTCTTCGTGTTCTTCCTGTATCTCTTTTAAAATATCATCAAGACCTTCTAAATCTTCTGCTTCGTCTTCTGGTTCATCCTTGTTAAATGCATCTTCTTTTGCCTTAACTTCACTCAAATCCTCCTTTTTATACTCCTGAACAGGAAGTTTTGGCTCACTAATAAAACCTTCATCTGCAAGGGCTCTGGCACTATCCAGAAAATCACCCATCCCCTTTATAAGTTCACTATCAATCTTACTCTGCTCTTCTTCTGAAGCCCGATTGTAGTAAGTTGACAGTGATGCAATCTGAGAATCACTCAACTTGTCGGCAAGATCCTTCCCTAACTTATATTCATAAGCCTTTCTTAGTTGTTTAGGATCTCTAGCCATTTTGACGTGCCTTTTGCTTTTGTTCTTCTTCCTCTAAATGTTGTTGTAAGAGACCGACATAGATGTCTCGTTCAAAAGGTATCATATTTTCTATTTCAGTTAGAGAGTATTTGTGATATTGCATTAGTGCAAAGTTTAGTTTGAAATAACTCTCCAGATCCATATGGATCATGCCTATGCGAAAAAACTGGATAAACCCTCCAAAACGATAGTACTTTTCACCTTAGTTACAGGATTTGTGACCTCAATTGTATGAGATAGTTTTGGCATAGTATCAAAGAATTGTTCAATTTCTTTAAACTGATTTGAATTCATCTGGTCCAAGAACTCAACAACTTCCTTTTTAGTACAATCATCAGTAGACCAAACATCTTCCTCATTATAAATTTTATCAATACATGATGCAATTAGTTCAAATGATTTATCCATATCAACTTCACCTTTAAAATCAAAGTTATTTGAAATGAATTGTTCCAATGAAGGATACTTCATCTCCATCATCAAGGTCTCATCAAGTTTAATCTTATTAGTGTGGTTGTCATTAGTATGAACTCGAATTTCATCAAGGTCAATAGTCACAGTAATACTTGTTTCACCATCATCAGGAGCAACAATATTTACTTCAACATCTTCACCAACGGACCTTGCTCTGATATTCAGAAACAAATACTCAATATCAAAAGTAGGAAGTTTTTCTACTTTTATACCTCTAGTAAGAATACAACTCTTCAAAACAGACTTGATTGCGGTTGTAATCTGTTTAGTGTTCTCACTTTCAAGGGCAAGAACTAAAAGTTTCTCTTCTTTAACTAGAAAAGGTCTATAAGTAATTTTCTTCTGTGTTGATGGTAATACCAATTCATACTCAGGTGTTGCAATCTTTGGTAATGGCATGATAAACTTATAATATAAGTAAAACTATTTATTATGCCTCTTTACGCACTCGAATATATCTAGTATATGACATTGATACATTATAATTCAAAACCTGACTGTTTTCATAAGCAACTTTAGTTGGCGCGATACTGATCGGAAATGCATCTACAAAAGTATACTGTAGTTGATAACTACCACCCACTTCTCTTCTTTGTGCTGTTGCATCCTTCTCAAATTTTGTCAAGAATATATTACTTCTATAACTTTGAGGGTAATTCATCTGATAACTTACAGCACTATTGAAATAGGGCTGATTGTCCTGTGATTGTCCTGCAATATAATCTATCCAACCATCAAACAATTCGATAACATCATACTTATTATTGACCATAAATGTCAAATCAAGAGTATTTCCAAAATCCTTCCTGTATGCCATTTTTTCGGTCATACCAGGAAAATCATTTGCTGCATCATGAGTAAAAAGATTTACACCAGGAAGTGATGCTGCAGAACACATCAACTCAACATCTTCCCCATCGGCACTATAGTTAAAATTTCTTGTTCCACCCCTAAGAAATCCTATTACTGCTGCAGGTGGTTGAACTTTAACTTGATAGACAGATGTCTGAGCGACATGAAGAATTTTACTCTTTAGTGCCGAGGTTTTAACTGAATTTGGAGATGGTCCAGGCATCTAAATATTTCTACATTATAATACTATGTATATTAGATGGGTCAAAGTATAAAGTCGATTTATAAACCATCACATCCTGAAAAATACCTTGGCAACTCAAACAATATCATCTGTAGAAGTTCTTGGGAAAGAACCTTTTGTAGGTATTGTGACACTAACCCAAGTGTAGTGAAATGGGCATCAGAAGAGTTCTCAATACCTTATATTTCACCAGTTGATGGAAGACCACACAGATACTATCCAGACTTTCTAATTGAAGTGAAGGAAAAGAGTGGTAAAATAAAAAAGTATGTAATTGAAATCAAACCCAAGAGACAAACTCTACCACCAGTCAAAAAGAAGAGGGTAACAAAGGGGTTTATTACAGAAGCAAGAACTTATGCAATCAATCAAGCAAAATGGAGTGCTGCAGTTGATTTCTGCAAAGATAATATGATTGAATTCAAGATTATTACTGAGGATCAACTTTACCACTGGAAGAAATGAATAGATTTAAAGAAGAGGATGAAAATAGGATCTCAAGTTTACAAGATCCTGATGATATGATGTTAGAAATAATGGATATTCTAACAGAAACTGAAGTCATTCCTGAGGTTGGTGGTTATTATACATTCATCTATCAGGCTAAAACTTTTAGAGTTGAATACGACCAATTTCCACTAATTGCTTGTGTTGGTGTCTTTGCGTGGGGTTTTAGAGGATTTAACTATCATTGGGGTGAGTATAGGAATTATAACTGGGAAGAAGCTTCTCTTCTTCGTGTAGTTTATCCTATGGAACTCCAAGTTTTACGTGCAATACCTTATCAGAGTTTTACAATAAATAACTAAACGGGTTAGTAACCGGTATTCGGAGAAATACTATAGTGGCAAAATACAATCCATCAAATTGGCAAAGTTTAGGAGGTAATGATCCGACAAAATATAATGCCACCTTTAACTTGAATAATTCACAAGGAAATAAGGATGCAATTCTTGTCACTACGGATAGAGCGACCGGTAATTATGATGTATACAAAAAGACCTTATTTGGTAATAAGTTAATATATCAATATAATGCATCAAATAATGAAACTAATATTGTAAACGATAATGACTATACAAATTATTTTGCAGAAGAACGTACCAAACAAGGTGAAAATTTAACCAAATCTGTAAAGGAAGCAACACTAGGTTTAGCAGAAGATAACGTATCTGGTTCTACATCTAGAAAAGAATATCAAGAATTACAAGAAAAGTCAGGATACGTATCATTATCAAATTCAGAACAGCAAACAACTTCTGAGGATGAACAAAATGCACCGCTAAGTACTTCAGAAGAAGAGGGTGTTACCAGTAGTGCCGGTAGTAATGTTGGTGGTGATGGTGGTGATAATAGTTTTGGGAATACAGGAGGTTTTGAGTCTATTGGTAGATCTGCTGTAGATTTTACTAATTTAGATGGTGCAGATCTTAGACCTACTCCAGAAGGAATAGCTGATGCAACCAATGCATTTAATATTGGTGCAAATCTTGGTCAAAGTGTAATGGACACTAAACTAGATTCAAATGATCCATTCTATACTCGCAAATTTGCGACAGATGGTGAAAGACTTGTATATCCAGAAGCAGATCTTACTAGTTTTGGGTATGACTATATCGAGATTACTGGTCACAAATACACAACCAAAGGTACTAATGGATTCAATGGCAATCAACTCAATCTCGGAAGTGTTAGTGAAAAATTAGGGCAGATAACAAAAATAGTTCAGTTGCCAATGCAACCAAATTTGAGTGAAGCTTCTGCGGTTGATTGGACACAAGACGAAATCAATGAAATCCAAAAAAGAGCTGCCGGTATTGCTGCTCAGGGAATCAATGATATCAGAGGATCAGCTTCTCTTAAAGATTTGGGGAAAGTTTTTTCTAATCTTATGGGCAATACAGGTAAGGCCGCACAAGAACTAATTAATGACAATGGATTAGCACCATTTATTACTGCATATTTTGCTGGTCAGGCAGTTGGTGAAAATATAGTCGCAAGAACACCAGGTCAAGTTTTAAATAAAAACCTAGAATTGCTG